GCGGAAGGTCTCGGTCTAGGTCTAGGTCGCGTTCACAAACACGGTCTCGGTCGTCATCTGTGAATAGAATCATATCAAACGCTAACGAGTCTTCCGCATTATGTGACGATTACACCGATGACGACAAAGACGAATGCGCGGACGAATATCGGTCGTCATCCGCGTCATCGTACATGAGTGAGACAACAGATGACGAAGAAGACGAGGTCGCACCCAGAAGACATCCAAGTGTAAAAGATACAGATTATGCAGCAAATTCGGATGATGATTTGTTTCAATCGGTCCTTGATGAGCCGACATTTCCGCTTGATGTGAATGCGATATTATCCGCGATGACAAAGACAGAGAATAGCACGATTGCAAATATGACGTTGAAGAAAATCGCAGCACGAAGACACGAAATTCTCTCGTCTCTGAATTTATCTCCTGAGAAAATGGAAGAATTCGAACGTAAATTACATATGTATCGCGTGATCGAAGACCCGCATGAACTGAAGCATAATCAACTTATACGTTGGATACCACTACGTTCTCTCGAGACGCGTCCTTATGTAACATTAGGGGGGTGTCTATTCAAGATAAAATATGATGATGAAGAACATCTTCACGTAGTAACCATGAGAAATGTAAAACGATTTGTTTTTAATATAAAATTTGAACTAAATGTTGTATTCCAGAGATTGAGTCAAGAAGAACTCTTAATTTTGCGTGCGGTGGAATATGTTGAATCTGATGATATTACAGAAGAACTGCCGGGTTCATAGTCGCAATTTACGCTTTGTTTTCGTTATATCGCCTGTTAAACGAGGTCGCGATGAACCGCTCGAATTCTTGCAACGAAACCCGTGCCGTCGAATACCCTTTGTGTTAAATATAGAACGCGTGCAATACGCGATACGGCGCCCTTCGCTGGTTGGCGCCGACACATGCGACGGCTTGATGCATCGACACAACTTATCGGCAAGAATCCGGTGTGCGCGTTCTTTCGCGGTTTTTGTCGAAATTGTTGACGTCGTATCGCGACGAATCTTACGCGAACTTGGTTGATAATGATGAAGAATTTTGATATAATCGCTGCGTGTTAGTTTCATATCTTCATCAATATCATTATCCGTATATCTTGGCAGATTTCGCATAGTTATTATATAGCGATATAATAACTATAACATGAATTCTCCACAAAAAAAACATAAGGTCGTTGTTTTTGACGTGGATGAAACACTCGGCAACTTTGCTCAATTCTCTCTATTTGGCCATGTATTAGAAGAATATTTTAATGACCCGACCATTATGTATCGCCATTTCAACGATTTAGTTGATTTATACCCAGAAATTATACGACCAAGTATGGTGCGTATCTTAGATTATATTCGTAAAAAGAAGAATGCAGGTATATGCAGTAAAGTGATGATATATACAAACAATACAGGTCCGGATAAGTGGGTATCGCATATTCGTCATTATTTCGAGTATAAGTTACGCTCTGCAGCGACATCCACGTCCTCGGTCAAAGACCTTGCAGTAGTACCTCCTCTATTTGATCATATTATTGGCGGATTTAAACCGCACGATCATACAACAACCAGTTATACACAGCGTACAACCAAAGACAAAACGATCGATGATTTCATACACTGCTCGCGATTACCGTCAAATATCGAAGTTTGTTTTCTAGATGATTTACATCATCCTAAAATGACCGATGAACGTGTATATTATATCAAATTACAGCCGTATTATTCACATATACCGTTTCAAACATTTGTCGTCCGGTTTTTAAACAGCGCATTATTTCGTAATGTATTTGATAAAATGCATATACAGTCCATATCGCCATCGATGTCGGCCTTAGTCAAGAAAGAAATTCTCTCGATAGAGATTTATAACCTCTTCGCGAAGTATGCGAATATATCCAATTATGACGCCAAAATACACCAAAAGAAGATGAATCCGCGCGAGATCGACGAAATCATAAGTAAGTATATCTTATTTCATCTTCAACAGTTTTTCCGTGACGGTCCTCCTCGGCTTCCGCCGTCGAAACAACTTCGACGTCTATCCTTACACAAAACGGCAAAAAAAAAGGGGTCATCGTACCACCACCCCGGTAATGTATTTTATGTAGATAAGACAACCGCTGTAAAGAATATGCATAATAAGACGATACGTAACCGATAACAAACCGCTGTTACATTAAACTTACGGAAACCAGCTTAGGCGGCCGTCGGCACACATGAATATCACGCGTTCTCCGGCAATCTCCGCGGCGTGAACCGCTTCCTCGATCGCGATTCTTGATTCAGGGGTAGAGTGAAGTTCGTTGATATAGACGATACCTGGTTCGCGACGTGCGATCACAATCTCTCGCGCTTTCGCCAATTTCTTCTCAAACTTGCGCTCGCGTTCAGCATCCACCCATCGAACATGACGCACATTCGTGACATGACGGTCCCAGTTGCCTTGTACTCCTCGCCATCCACACTGGCAGCTCACCGGTCGAACGACTTCTAGTTCGTTGAATGTATCATCAAACAAACGCGTCATGACGACCTGAATCGCGTGATGAAGCACCATGGGGCTTGTTTCGTATCCAGCGTTGCCTTCCTCTGGCTTGTAATTGACCAGCAACTGAAATACCTCTCGTTCTTCTCCGCGATGAACCAACCGGTGTTCGTCGTTCAAATAGATGCTTGACGACTCGCCACACAGTTCGATCACGATTTCGTCCGCGACTTCCATGATTTCATCATAGAGGTCTTCGTCGGTCTCTTCGATTTCTTCCAAAGTGAGCCAGACGCGCAACATATCGCCGGGATGGCGCTGACCCAACGTAGTGCGCTTGTGTTTGTGTAAAGCGCCGAGTGCGTTCATTCCGCGCAGATACGCGCCTTCCGGGATTTTGTCTTGTATTTCTTCCAGCATCTCCATCATTACATCCAATTCCTTCTGTATCGCCTCGTTGGCCTGTTCAATAACCGTAGTTCTAGTATTCCCGATTTCTTCAGTAGTCGTAGTCGTAGTCATTTCGATGTTGATTCTGCGAATGCTACTGTTGTATATCTTTGACAAAAACATTTCAATTTTTTGTCAAATTAAGCCATCGTCGGTGGCGTTGTCGTCCGGGTCATGAGCTGCCTCGCCCCGCCACCTGCACTACCACCACCGTCAATAATATTGTAAATTGGATGGATTACACCGCCGCCCACAGTACCAACCGGCTGTATTAATCTTTGCTGAATTTGCTTCGTGGTATAATTTATGACCGCTTCGGATACAATATGCGTAATTAAAATGAATGCGCAAGTAGATATGATGAGATGACGGTCAAACTCACTAAAGGTACTTCCACCCAACACAGCAAATTTCGAATTTGTCCATGATAGTGTATTGAATCGAAGTAAAAGAATTACTACCGCTGCATACAATATGGTATTTCGCAATAGGGGGATATACTGAGGAACCGTATTATAAAACCCGAATAATACGACGGCGTATGCCCCGTAAATTATAAATTCGATATACTTGTAATAAGCAGTATATTTGTTGAATACCGGCGTAAGAACATTCCGGATATTGGTAATGATAGCGACCGCGAGGTCTTCGGCTGCTGTTTTTATGGTGTTCATGATATACTTTAGTTATACTTTAGTTATACTGTGATTAGATAGTATTTTCATATGATTACGAATTCGTCGATTTAACGTCGTCCGTCACATAAAACGACAACAACCGCGCACTTGGGTCAAGCACCCCATCGCAAAATGGGTGACGCCAATAATATGGGATTGTCTCGCCACGACCATCATAGATGTTCTCAAATATGCGGCGATAATAGAAACTTTCCTTATCATACGGCGGATTATATAGCGAGTATAAAGTATGCGCTTTATTATTAAATTCGTTATCGGTGATGACGCGGTCAGAATACTCTTTAATCATTTGAACCCAACTACGTCCATCAACTGAACTCACTCCATCACTAAATGCCTCTTTCCTGCGCCATAAAACGTCTTCCGGAAGCAGCGCACGCTCGCTAGCATCGTCCTCCGTGCCGCGGTGAGGACCCTGAAACGCCTTACGAAGCAGGTATTTCTCCATTCTCTCATCGTTGAAACGCTTGAACCGTGCAGGAATACGCATGACATATGCTAGAAACTCCTTATCCGCAAAAGGCACACGTGCTTCCAAACCCGCCCCACTGATACTTTTATCCGACCGAAGGAGGTCAAAAAATCGAACATCTCGAATCATACGCTCATTCTCACGTTGAAAATCCGTGTCGCTGGGAGCTTTCAAGAAACCGCGATATGACCCAAAGATTTCATCCGACATATCACCACAATAAATGACGACATCGTCGCTTTGCTGTTGGATATAATTACTGATGATGTAATTTCCGACAGAAGCGCGAATGGTTGTAGTGCAATAACTTTCGGTTTGATAAATCGTGTCCTGAATCGCATTCAAGAAATCGTCCTCTTTCAAAGTGACCTCGTGGTGACATGTGCCCAAATATTCAGCTACGCGACGCGCCCAATACAAATCCACCGACCCTTCCAAGCCAATACTGTATGTATTCAGTACGGTGTCTGGCGACGTGCGCTTCAATTCTCTCGCAACGATGGCAGTAACAAGTGAGCTATCCAACCCACCCGACAGTAAGCATCCGACGGGTCTCTCACTCATCAAGCGTTTAACAACCGCATCAGTGAATAATCTTCGAATGTCATCACAGATTTCCGCCTCTGTTTTAGAGTCGTCTGTATCGGTATCGGCATCGGTATCGGCATCGGCATACTTGAACGACGGGTATGAGTATTGCACCTGAATTTCTTTAATCTGATTTTCAAGTAATGACACATCATTCGTTTTTTTTAAACCGAGGCCAGACTTAGAATATATTGTGGCATAATCATAATACGATTTGAAGACCGCACTTCCATCTACGCTGTTTTCACCGATATACTCCATGTAACAACCTGGTGGAAATTGGACGACCGTTTCACACAACGCATGGATGGATTTCATTTCACTTGCGATACATATACCGTAATGGTCTGGGTTTAGTGAAACGCACGCCTGGTTAGAGTACTCACAACCAAACGCGCCATCGTGGCGTGATACACCGATGAAGAGCGAACGAACGCCCACCGGATCTCTCGCAACATATGTAACATCGATTTCATAATCATGCAAAACGAACCCAAAGACACCATCAAGACGTCGTAATGTTTCATGAATTCCGATTTTACGGTACAAATGAATGATGATCTCACAATCTGAACCGCTTTTGTATTCACTCTCGAGCCCAAATTCCTGAATCAGCGCCCGGAAATTATAGATTTCACCGTTGCAAATCAATCGACAGTTTTTTAGATGGAAAGGTTGGTCGGCGGATGGCTCCATACCGTTGATAGAAAGGCGGTGAAACCCCCATGCACGAGTATCATCCTTGACAAATACTGATTTGTCGGGTCCGCGGTGCGATGATAATGTCGAATTTTCCTGTAGTGTTTTAAGTTGGCCTAACGCAATCCTTGCAACCGTTTGAAAATAGAAGATGCCGCACATAATGACGCGAGTGTGTAATAACGTGAATAGATATAGAATAATAACATAATGTGTTTATATATCATTCATTCATTATTTTCACACTATAAAATAAACATATTTTATATAGAATAAACACTCATGGAATTTTATGGAGTTACAAATGGCGCATATTCTAATCATCATGATCGCTTAGGTGAAATCAATTCGCGTATATCCGAGAGAAATATTCCTTCTGCGGCGCTTCGACCGTCATTCAACGTGCGTCCTATTTCGTCCAAGTATGCGACGATGCCGATTTTAGAAACGCGTCCGGTGCCAACCGTCGGGCTGCAGTCATATCAACAGTTTTCAACAGAGGCGGTATTTAATCCAGGGAATGCAAAGGCGCCGTGGCGTGGATGGGCCGAACGCGTGAATGTTGAGTCGTCTCTGCGTAACCAATACTTTGCACTTCAACGCAGTGACCGTGCGGTTTATGTTCCGAACTCGGAAAGTGATTTGTATAAAGTCAGCATTTTCGCGCGTGATGTCGAACAACCGAATCCCTACTTGTTTGATAATGGCGCGACGAATTTCGCATCGATGAACCCCAATCCTCATAATTTAGGCAAACTCACGTTTGATAATTCAACTCGTTTTCAACTTCGTACTCTAGACTGTACCTATGACGGGTTTTGCACAGGTGATGGCGGTCCTGTAATTGAACCAGCTACGAATTATATTCCGAAAGAACAGCTGGATAAGAAAATGAAAGAAAAGGAACAAACGCGAAATGTTGCGCATATTTCAGAAGGATTTTCTGGTGGGAGGTCATCGGCAACCGAACCTGACACCAACGAACGAGACAATAGATTCCCAAAGTATATTCCACGTGCTACTGCAAGCTCAAACGCGAAAGAAAAACTCACGATGCGGGCTTAGATTACCTGAACCATGACCGAGCCGAGTATAAACACAACGCGCTATAATATAATATATCAATATATGACAAATTATTGTTCTATTATCATTTTTAAAACTGCGCATAAATGGCTGATGACAACCAAGAAGAGCGCCACGATAGTGGCGGCGGTAGTGGCGGCGGAAGCGGGGGGGAGTGTAGAGGCGACACCTGGAATGAATTCAACGAATTGACGTTATCGGTTATGGCGAATCGAAATAAATATGATAAATGCAAAAAATCATTAGCGAATACATCAGACGCACTTCATGAAGCATTTCGAAAAGAAAAGATGTATTATAAAGACCGTATATTGAATATGACAAGGGGTCTATTTCATGAGCGATGTGAAAATGACGAAATAAACCGCGCGCACCAGGAATATCTGAAATCGTGTATTGAGTATTTGAAATGGAATGATATTACGGATATGGTGGGTGAAGATGCACGAAACGAATTACAACAAAAAATACAACTAACTACGATTATTGATGACGATGACCGTCCGCAATCTCCACCACCATCGCCTCCGCCTCCGCCTCCGCCACCACCTCCCCCCCAACCTTTGTCATCTTCGCATATCATGTCGATTGCAAATAAGATGTGTATTCGAAAAAAAACAATCGATGACTTTATTGTATTGAAACCGGCGATAAATCAAACCGATGAACATATTAACGCACGATTACCCAAAGTGCGAGATTATCATGGGGAAATAATGAAACGTGCAACAACGAATGCAGAAAACGACAGCGACAGCGACAGCGACAGCGACAATTAGTTTGATTGGGATAGAATCATAATGACAGAGTTGAGTGTATCAGACGTATATCTATTTTCGCCATATGACGGCAACGCCGACGACTCGGTCGTTGTAAAGTATGAACCAGCCGGAGCATACCAGAAGTTGCGCGAAGGGATAAGCATAAATGTCTTGAAGCCGGTTATTGTTTCGGTCGATGATTTGTCATGGAGAAGTCCTTCGATGTCATAAAATGAGGAGTCGGCGCCGAATGCCATCTTTCGGAACTCGTCATCTTGGATGACAACGCCGAGAATGTCGTCTTGGATGTAATAATCGTATTCCTTAGAAGGGATAACCATCATCATGATGTAATTAATCGCCATATCACAGATATACGTGGTGTATTTTGTTTGAATCGTATTTCGGGGCTCCGGTAAATTACGACAGGTCGCCGACGACGCCGACGATACGAAGGTATTCGCGGCATTTGTATCGCCGTCGGCTTCATTTGGAAGCTGGTTTGAAATGATTGTATGGATGTGATACAGCCGACTTGTATTGTCGTAGATAATGTAGGCGGTTTTGTAGTGCGACGTTTGATCGATGTTATACACGCTGATGCGGTACATGTATTTTGTAATCACACTCATCGGGTTCAGGCATGTGTGATTGATGGATGCAGGACCGCCGCCGCTGCTCGAAGGAGGAGGAGAATCGTATTGTTCATATTGATCCGGTGCTTGGTCATGTTCTTGTAATGACAGTAGTGCTTCTGCTGCTGCTTCTTCTGCATAGTCGTCGGCGGTCGGCTCGTTTCTTCGTTTCGGTTTCATCACAGGCGCATATATCTTATAGGTCCGCGTATTTGCTTCTTGAAATGAAGGGGTCGTTATTTTAACGCGGCGACTACTACGACGCTGGCCACCATCGACGCCACCTCCGGCAGAAATTGTAATAGACACATCCGCCGCCACGGTTTCACGCTGCTTCTCCTGATAATACGAACGAGTTTTCACGACCATTTGCAATAATTGAACGCAATATGAACCGTATAATAATATATAAATGGTTCAATTTTTTATGACACAATAGTATAACTTTAGTATTTCAACACTTTATACTATTATATTAGTAATAATAAGTTATACATAGATGGAACCGGTTATAACGATTGGCGGAAATGCATCTTCTGATCCTTCAACAAGCAAAGAGACCGGCGGGAAATTCAAATCCGTAAGTTGTGCGCCGAGAGACCAATCTGACCCAGATATCAACGAAACAAAAGATTTTTCATGTTATTCATCCAAATCTCTCGAGAAGTTGAAATCGCTTTGGAATAAACGCCACCCGGACCAGAAAATCGAAGACACGGACCCGCGTGCGATTTGGTCTGCACTTAAAAACAATATGAACCGAGTATGTCATCAGGAGGCATGTTGGCTTCGTCAAAGTTTTGCATCATCAGGTATGGATAAAGAGATGCTGCATTATACATTCGCACCACAGGCTCCAAAAGAATGGAAGAAGGATATTCATGAGTGGTTATCTAGTATCGATATCGCGAATTCGTTGAAACAATACGAACATGCGGTTCCGTCGTTTTTATTTATTGGCCCGTCGCCGGTCGATTTCGACGAGGTCTTAGAAGATGGGGAATGTGTATGGGATGAACTATGTAAGTTTGATATTATGAAACACGTTAAAAACGGAAAACATAAAATCGGCGTTGTTTTCAATACCGACCCTCATGATAAACCAGGCGAACACTGGATCTCGTTATTCATAGATGTCCGCGCGAAGGTGATTTTCTTCTTCGACAGCACCGGGGATAAACCACAGCGTAGAATACGTACATTTATGAAGATGGTGCGCGAACAGGGCGAGGCCAACGGAATCCAATTTAAAGAATATATTAATGATGTCCATCATCAGTCAAATGACTCAGAATGCGGCGTTTATTGTATTTTCATGATTATCCATATGCTTCTTGGAAAGATGACGGTTCATGATTTCTTAGATAAGAAGAAGAAACTAACAGACAAGTATATGCAGCGGTTCAGGCGCAAGTTTTTTAATGTGGATGAGAAGGTGCCGACACCGAATGTGGAGTTTTAAGGGGGCGTTGGCCCGCCAGCCAGCCCACCCGGCCGTTCGGCCGGGCTAAATGTAAAATAACCAGATAGTACAATCATCAGACCATAAATTATATAAACCCTCCTTCGTATGTTTATATAATTCACGATGTCATCTCTCGTATCACAAGAAAACAAAGAACTTCTTTGGGCGTTATTGTCCGAGGAAGGATTATTCGACGGTATTCCCGAAAATGTAAGCCCCGAAGAAATCAAGCATGTATTTGAACGAATCCTCAAGAATCTCTCAGCGACCATCCCGACGCTTCATGCCGCCAAGTTGAAAGAACTGCATTACGCGAAACAGCAGGCTATCGCAGAAGAAGACTATGACGCAGCGAAGAAACTCCGCGCAACTATCGATGAAATGGAAGCCCCACTTGCGCGATTAGAGAAACTGGAATCGCGAAAACATCTTGCAATCCAGGCGGAGGATTTTGAAGCGGCAAAACAAATCAAGACGGAAATAGATAGGATTCGTGCTGCGTCCTTTTCATTAAAGGAACTCAATAAGATTGCGATTGAATCTCTCGCCGTGAATATTCCAAAACTCGCGAGAGATATAAGTGCGATAAAATTGGGCACACGTGTGTTTCCGACAAAGACGGGGATGGGAGGCGGCGGCGTGATGGCGCCAACAATAAATAAAAGACCGGGTGTTCCGACAGAGATTTATAACGCAGAGGACTTCCAATCAAAAAAACGTGAAGAAATAGAGATGAAGATGCGAGAGAAAGAGGCGGAGATGCGCTCTTATTTTGAAGTTCAACGCCCGCCAGAGATCGATTTCTCTGATTTTCCGAGAGACCAAACTCGGTTGAAATCGCGGGCCGCACCCGTAGTAGAAGTAATACATTTAGACGCTCCTGCTCACCACCCCGCCCCCATGGCCGCCTATCCCACCGCGGCAGCTGTACCACCAGGCCCAGGCGACGACAGTCCATTTCGAGGTGGAGATGATATGGACAGACTCATCGCCGAGAGAATTGCAGCACGACAGAGAGATATGGAGGAAATTACTGAACAAATGAAAGCGTCGATGTCGCCATCGCAGCAGCAGCCGCTGAAAGAATATAACCCGAATGAATTTGTATCGGATACTGCATCTTTAACACTTCCGATGCCACCGCCACCACCGCCGCCGAGCGAAGAGACGCGTAAGGTGAGATTTCAGGAAGATATGGATTCTATATTCCTGAAACTAAAGAGAAAACCGATGGCGGAAAATGATTGACGTATCTAATGAATAACGGGGTTTTTTATGTGACACTTTATATAATTACAATCACAGAGGTGATGAGTTCGGCTAGGGGTGATAAGGGTTCGATTACACCGACCGAAAAGAAAAATGAGACAAACCTTCTATAATTATATATTTCGACATATATTCATCCATATCTCGTTAATCCATATGATTTATAACGTGTGGTATAAGAATATACCGTAATAAAATGCCGCAATAGATTTATAAATATTGTTTGAAAAATATTGAGAAAGGCCTAACCAATGGATGATACACATATATCGACAAACATTCCAATCCAATTGTCGGTTTATAAAGTATGACTTATATATTTCAATATTTTTATTCGGCATCTTTAAATCTATTTCTTCGTTATTTATATCAAAACAATAGTTTTCTATATCGTTAAATATATCATACCCCGATAAAGCGTACAATATTTTGCTGTAATCGTAATATTTATGTCCATATAAAAATGTATTCCCGAAATTTCCACGCGGGTCAATAAACATAATTTTATCTTGATTTATAAACGCATTACTAAAATTACAGTCGCCGTGTAAGATATTATAGTTATAGAATTCGCTTTCTTGATTAAGAAGAGACCCCTTTATTTTTTTATATAAATCATTAACGATATAGTCTATGGAAAATATTATATTTATCCCATTTATTTTCGTTATTTTGCCAAAATGATCAATTAGTGGCTGTATTTTCTGTAATCTATTTTGTATTTTCAATAAAAATTCTATTTTAATATCATTTTCAAAAACAGTAGATGTTATCTTCTTTTCTGAACTTGTATGAATTTTATCAATTGCGTCAAATAGAACATGAAGAAATAATAATGGGTCGTTATGTTTTAAAAGCGTACCTTCTACCTTTTCCATAATCATATAATTTCGACCTTTTTCTATTATTTTCGGGAATGGTAAATTAAGATCATGTATTGCATTATAATATTTCATTTCTTGAGTAATTAGTGTCGTTCCATTATCATCAATAGTTTCTTTTTTAATACAGCCAGTTTTTAAAAGTGTTATTTTATTGAAATATCTAGATATAAACATATTGGTCGATGATTGCTGATATTTTAACAATTTATGCATATCTCCAATATCGATAATTTTATCTATATCAACGTTTGTAAATTCGGAATAGTAGATTGGAATAATATCACATATATCTTGTTTATCATTATCATAATTCATCGAAACAAAGTTATCGAAATAAAATATACCTACAACATTTCCTTCTGGTTGTTTTGTCAATCGATTTGAATTACATTTATATCGAGATTCATTACCATTTGTAAAAATTATATTTCCTTTAAAAATATTCATGGGTATTGGTGACGATGGGAAAATATCACACCAAGTTATTAATATTTTTTGTGAATTGTAAGTATCCTTTAACGCATTATATAATGTATATGCGTTTTCTTGATGTGTTATGTCCACGTTTAATATTGTAAAATGGATAGTCGTTATTTGTTGTAGGTAGAATGTGACAATATTATTATATTTTTTCTCAATTATGATTGTTATATTGTCGGTATAGTTTTTCCAGTATTCAACTATGTGCGTTAGTACATTAAAATTATCAATATTCACTAAACACTTGGGTATACTATTCGTTAATGGCATCAACCGTGTTCCTTTTCCACACGCACATATTATCACATTATTTATTGGCTTTGTAAAGCCAAGAGTGCCACCAGGATGAAATATTTTAAATTGTCGTTTGTTTAATTTTATTACATTTTCTGCTAGAAGTGTCCCTACGCTATCTAAACACATCATAAATAAAAACGAAGATATTGTCGGCGCGCTGTTTAAATGACATGCTTCTGAAGATAAATTGGACAAACAAATATGAATATCTGTTAATAATTGTAATTTACACGTATTGTTAAATGTTATACATATCTTAATTGCGTTAAAGTGCGTTTTCATATGTGAAGCGGCTTTAATCAGTTCTTTCGTATTACCACTATTTGATACAAATATGACAATATCACCATCTTGGATTTTGGCAAATTCGCCGTGAAATAAATCCTCTACTTTATTATTGAATGTCTTTATTCCGATAGATGACCAAGTAGATACAATTTTTTGACATATATCTCCACATTTACCAACACCTAGGAAAAATATGTTTGTTTTGTTGATTTTTTCCTTCAAAAAATTATATAATAAATTGATTGAAACCTCTAGTTCTTTTCTAGTATCTAATAATGCATTACTGTATGTGTCAATTTTTGATATGATTTGGGTTGAAAGATTGTTTTTAATAGAATCACTAAATATCAAATCATCTACATTTTCATAATCCGTGATTTTATGATTATTCTTTATTTGGTCATAATAGAAATAATCGGCATCGCAAATAAACACGGATGTAACAGGTAAATGTTCTATCGATAAATAGCCGATATAACTATCTTCGAAAATTATAATATCTTGAATATTGTGACCACATTCAGTTATAGCCTTTATATAATTATCACTATGCGGCTTAGGAATCAACGGTTTAGAATCGCAATACCAAGTATTTATTCTATTGAGACTAGGATGTAATGTTTTTATATATTTAACCCTTTCATGACTAGAATTGGTTACAACGATGATATCCTTTCCGAGTAATAATAGATTGTTTAAAAAAATATCAAATCCATTTATGTATTCTGGTCGATATGACTCTATGAACAATTTCTCTTTTGTTTTTTTGTTTATTTTATTGCAAACCACGAATTCAGTTTTTAAGTTGGAATGAAATATTTGTTGATATTCTTGATATGAAATCGAATTTACCAAACATTGATTATACGAAGTATAATGTGCGAATTCACTATTTATAATAGTTCCATCTAAATCAAATATATATACTTTATAATCATATATAGACCGCATTGCTATACAATAAGTTGAGTATTTATATCATTTATTATCGTCTTATTGTTATTGTTATTAAATATTTTGCGTCACCGTTGAAGATTAGATTAGACGATGATATGAAACCGATTTTTATTGCCGCCATCGCAGCAGCAGTAGCAGCAGTTCCAGCCGCTTAAAGAATATAACCCGAATGAATTTGTATCTGTGGGTACTGCTTCTTTAAGTCTCCCGATGCCACCGCCACCGCCGCCGCCGAGCGAAGAGACGCGTAAGGTGAGATTTCAGGAAGATATGGATTTTATATTCCTGAAACTAAAGAGAAACCCGATGATGGAAAATGATTGACGTATCTAATGAATAACGGGGTTTTTTTATGTGACACTTTATATAATTACAATCACAGAGGTGATGAGTTCGGCGAGTATGGCCGAGCTGTCGGCTTCGTTAGATGTTGATGCATTTGTCTTTATGCACGGTGCGGTTCATCCGACTAAATTAGAGCCGTCAGGACAAACACCTGGTTGTTACCAATATACACTTTCAGGCAAACCTTTACCAGATAACACTAAGTTGTGTGCGCCAAAAATTTTAGGAAAATCTTATCATGCTACTAATATTATTGATTTTATTGATACGTTAAGACTTAATTGGGATAGACATCCTGAATTACATGCTCGTCAATCTTTTTCTGAATTTTGTTTATCAGAACTTAAAACGTTTGAACAAACGCAGGTTGGTTTAATGGAACAAGAAATGGAAGCCAGCGACTTAATTCAAATTATGGAGGATGGTTATACAGAAGAAGGAATGAAAAGAAGACTTGTTCTTGAAGGCGCTATGGTAGCAAAAAAGGACATTAAATGGGACCAACACGAGTATTCTATCGCAGAAAAAATACATTATGTAATTAGTCGCGATAGTTTTAAGAATTGTATCATGTTTTTTTGTAAAGGTATAATCTGCTCAAAACCAAAACAAGATCTGCGTGTTAAAATCAGATCAATTGGTGAAATTCCTGTCCGGCTTAGTTATGATAGTAATAGTAAACTTTTTAAAATTACATTCGACAAATACCAAAATTATGAATTTAGTTTTGAACAACTAAATGATATAATTCGAAGCGTAGTTACTGGTTTTACTGATGGTTTGGATTTTAATCTAACCCTTTTTGATTTTTCTTGTTGTATCGCTTTATTCCAAGATGATTGTTTAAGAGGTCTAACTCCACAGTTACTATCTTCTACGATGTTATCAAATAGTGGCGTTGATGGTATTCCGAAATTAATATATGGAACAATTCGAGAAGATAGACAACAAGAATTAGAATTATTACAACTTCAGAGATTAGGCGCTGGTCACGGTGATGGTGTTACTTCACCTTCCCCACCACCATCTCTTTCTCCATCTCCATATCATTCTCCTTATTCATATCCTTCTCATTCTCCTTCTCCTTCTCCAGCCCACCCTACTTCTTCATTAGTTGTTAATCTATTAGGTGTCGATTCCTTTGCAGATTTTGAACCAATTTTAAGATTTGAAAGTAGGCGTAGTAGGTCAGATTCAGTTTCCCCTGGACGTTCGGCCGGAGGCGGTAGTGGTCGTTCGCGTCTTATCAAAAAAGTATCCCGCAAGCGAAATACGAGACGTCAGCGGCACACCAACCGACGCTTACGTGTAAAGGGTTCAAGGCGACGCACACCACGAAAACAAAAGTAAAGAAGAATGGAGTGAGTGTTGTGATAGATATGACACCCGAATCGTCAAAGGTTTTATTGCAAAGAATGGAGCGGGCTTGTGAGCCATACCATATACACCCAAATCGTGAAGGTTTTGATAAAAATGTTGGAGCAGGCGGGCCTTCCACCCACACCCCAATCGTCAAGGTTTTATTGCAAAGAATGGAGCGGGCGGGCCTTAACGGCCCGGTGGCGCAAATCTTTGAAATAAAAAACTAAAAAAACTCAAACCGCGACTGCTCCCCCGTTCCTGACCGTGGGTCGGCTGGTATTATCGTGCGTCGTCCTCTCTCAATCATACTTCCCATCTTATAAAGTTCCATGTCATAAATGATATGCGTGTCGGCATCTTCCGCATATTCTTTCCCATTCACAACCAATTTACGCAAAGTAATCTTCTTCTCACTTTCATTCAATTTTCGTGTCTTGTCGTCCTGTTCTGACGCGATATTCGGCTCATATGCGAGTTTTTCTTCACTCGCGCCCATTCCAAACGAGTAGCACTGGAGGCGCTCCTTCGCACCCGCATTCGCGTGAATCATACAATCGAACGACGACTCCTTCACTGCGGTCAAAATCTGGCGTGTAATACGTTCCTTGATATTTGATATCTCATAAAGAGATTGGTCGGTGCTCATCGGCGTCGTACCATCCGTCTTACTCTTATCATGCATCCGGATATTGAGAGATTCGTCATTTTCGGTCGCGACCTGACGTGCAGTAAAACGCATCAGATAAAGAAACACATCCACCGTTCGCAGTTCTTCAGGGAGGTCGATATGACTGCAAATACGACGCGCACGACCAATAATCTGTTCTGTACGAACAGGGTGCCAGTAAGGTTCAGTGATATGAACATATCGCACATTACGCAAGTTGATACCCTCTGCACCCGAAGCGGTAATCATCAGGATTTTAATCACCTCACCAAACATATTATTCGTGGTGCGAGCATTCAACTGATCAGTAATCGTCTTCGGAACATTCTTCCATTTGCTATTAAATATATTTCGGATGATTTCCTTCTCTTCCGGTGTTTCCGTTCCGGTGTAAAGCGCAAAACAGGGGCGTTCTTGTTCTTCAGGTGTCATATCGATGGTCCAATCGCCGGTGGACGATTTAATGATTTTGAATTGCGAGAATCCATTTGTCTCTAAAATCAGTTTGATAATTCCAATACCTTCTAATGTGCGGAACTGGCTATAGACGAGGTGAAGACCAACGTGTTGTTTATCCAAAATATTTTGAAGCAGATGGAGAAATTTGGGGCTGTATGTCGCGAGTTCCTCTGGAATAAGGAAACTACCTGCGCTTACTTTCAAATCGCGGATAGCCTTTGTAATCGACGCCTGATACTGTGCGACATATTCTTTTTTGCTAGCGGCAGCCGACTGTTTTTTACTGCTTCCAGCCATGACAGCGGCGACAGCATCTGAATGCTCACCGGTGATTACCATTTCTTCGTCATCATCGCTGTCGTCGGCGACTTCACCGTCAAGCATATTTTCATCCATTTTTTCAGGTTCGTCGGCACCAGCCGCAGCCCCGGCCCCTTTCGGTTTGCGTCCGCGTTTCGCCGCCTTGGTCCCAGCACCTCCCCCCGATTCCATCGTCCGCGCAATACGCGCAGCTAACATTTCCGCCGTTTCATGTGCATCACCCATCGCCCCCGCATCCGGCATACGTCCAAGTGCCGCCGATTTTTCGATTTCCGTCGCAGCCGTTCCATCATCACCAGGCAAAGGACGACGAATCGATGGCGGGAAAACGAAATTACAAAAAGCGCGGGAAAAAATACGATAGGTAGATGAAACGTCATCATAGACGCCATCACCGCTATTGCCTGCACCGGCCGCCGCCGCCCCGCGTTTCTTCGCCTTCTTCTTCATATTTGACTCTTGAGTGCGTTCTAGGTCACGCACCCGTGAATAAATCGCGAACTGATAATCGCTCATTTCAACTTCAACCAAGTGAAAATTCGCGGCGGAATCGTATATAGGCAGTAATTTCTCTTGAGCGCTGCGAAAATAAGAAGTAAGGCCAAGAATACGACGAATAAATAGGTCGCGGTTCTTGAATTCTAATGTAGCAGGGTCGATAAAATAACCGTTGAAGTCATCCAATTTATCAGGGAGTGCAGTAAATGGTGTTTGTTTGTTTGTGGATGCAGAGATAACCGAAATTTCATTTTCTCGGAGTTTTTGGACGATTGCGCGTTCGAATGCGGCATCTGAGAGAAGACCATTTTCGGTGGATGTTGAATCCATGACAGCGATACTGGCTTCTCCGCCGCCTCCTGCCGCACTACCCGGTGATTTTTCCGACATTTCCGCGCTAGGATCTCCCCTTCGAACAACGCCGCGATATTTTGCCGAAACAGGATCATAGTCGCGCACAAACCCGAATGGATTACGTGTAATCATGAGTTTCTTAGTGCGAGTATTATAGTCCATATGGTCAAATGAAAGACCGATTCCATTTGCAAACCTGGCGGCGGCGGCGGCAGCAGCGCCGGAAGATGAAGCAGCTGCCCCCTTTCCGCTACGACCAGATGCAGCCCCAGCCCCAGCCCCAGCCCCAGCCTTCGTGAGACCAAAGATCGATTTGAACGTATCGATGGTCAGTCTAGCGCTGCCGCTATCACCAATCGTGAAAACCCAATTGTCGATATTTCCGCGAAGAATGTTGAATAACACGGCGATTTCGTTGGGGTAGTTAATAATGGGTGTTCCGGTCAATAATACAACCTTCGCATTCTGCGCCGAGAGAAGAAAATGGTACAACCGGTAGGCCATCGAGGTGGGGCGTTTGAGTTTATTCACGATACGACTGACAAAATTGTGCGCTTCATCAATAATAACCACACTATTATCAAACGGATTATGGGTATAACCTTCGGTCATACTTTTCAGTTTCTCGGCACGAAGACCGTTGTAATTAATGAACTCGTATTTCGCATTTATCATTTCGTCGATTTGGCGATCCACGCGCACCCTTTGGCTTGGTGTGAGTTCTGTCTCGTAATTGCTGGGTTTGGTAACATTCACCATCCATGCTCCGCCGTTGGAACGGACGAATTTATCATCAGCCAACATGAGGATTTGTGACAACACGCGGGTGAGTTCAGGATTACCACGAGACTCAATAAACTCCCAATACTGGTTCTTCTTATACATGAGGTCGCCGCATTTCGACTTCATTTCTTCGATATAGTTCATGCGAAGCGAAGCAGGTGTCATGACGACGATTTTCTTAAATGTTTTCAGGCCTTCTGCAATCGCGATAGAAGAGCATGTTTTACCACTTCCTAAACCGTGGAATAAAAGAAGACCGCGATACGGTGAATAAATGTTCAGGTAGTCGCGCACGATTTTCTGGTGGGTGAGAAGTGCGACCGACGCGGAATCATCGCCGCCATATAACGACTCGCATGAAATATCGTTTTCACCGGAAGTGAGTTCTTCGCGATAAGGGCGGAATAATGCGTTAATATACTGGATGAATTTGGCACGGTTGTTCATATAAAACTCGGATGCTTGGACCTGTGGAAGTGGGCGTGGGACCGGAAGACGTGTTGCAACGATAGTATCGCCGATCTTATATGCGGAAATATTCACGGTAGAGTCTTCGCGTTCGCTTATTTTCTTGACTACGGATTTTACACTAGCAGCGGCTGCAGATACAGAAGTGGATGCGGCGGCGGCACGCTTTGGCGGGGGGCGGATAACACGCATTTTCGGCGCAGCTCCTTCTGCACCGGTTTTACCTGCTTCTGATGCTTTAAACGCTTCTGATGCTTCCGGTGCTTCAGCAGCTTCAGATGCTAATGGTCGCATTTCTTCAAATTCCGCATCTTTATTCGCATCCGCGATAGCCATCGCAGCCGATGCTTTACTTTGTTTCACCGGCTCATCAGAAGGCAAAAAAGCGCGTTTGCCTAATTTTATAGGCGCAGCAGCGGCACCGGCACCGGCGGCCTCGTCGGGTATTTCAATAGAGATATCCGGTTCCATTTCACTACGACGTACCCCTTCATCGCCGCTACTTGCAACGAATTTAGTTGAAAATGAAGGTGGTTGTAATGGAACAACCACGCGAGATCCAGCGCCTCTTAATTTGGCCAAAATCGCTGCGCGATCAATATTAGCAGTATGACGTTTATCGATGAATACGCCGGTATCTTTTGCCGCCGCCGTCGTCTCGGCCGCTGCTACACCGCCGCTTGCACTACCTTCCACCGGTAATTCTTGCTCAAATTCTTCTTCACGTTTGCGTTTCATGGTTGCATATCCCGAAACACCCTTCGGTTTTTTAAATACGTCACTTGGTAATTTACGAGAAAAATGAATGACAAGACCTTCTGATGCGCTCACACCCTCTTCTCCTCCATGTCGCTGGAGAACCGGCCGACTTGTAAGATTATATTGTTGTAATACATTCATAGTAGTATTATTACTAACATATATCGTTATATTTATTTCGCAATTCTCGCGATTTGTTTGATTGCCATTTCGCACGTGACTTGTTCAGCCTTTTTCTTGATTTTATGTGACGCGCGTGCAAAGAAGATGAACGCCTTCCCGCCTCTCTCTTCACAAATTCGATGAACACCTGCAAATCCGTCCACCAACGACTCAAATGGAATTGCGGCGGATGGTTGCCCGATAACTTCATGTAATGGTTGTCCTAAACATAAATACAGCCCCATTTCATAACCCGCATCCGGATCACGCGACAGTTCGATATAGTCCGGCGTTGTCTTAAACTCTTTCTGGATTTTCACCTGGAGGATGTTCTTGTAATTATCGTCGTTCTTGATGAGGTTCGTCCAGTCGATATGTCTCTCAAATACATTCTCGATGAAGATTTGGGCGATCTGGAAACCGGGTCCGCAAAGAAACACCTTCTCAAACCATTTATCGTCATCATGAATCGGGACGCGATTGAAATCCAGAAACATCGCACCGACGAACGCTTCGAATAAACACCCCAATTTCTTCAGATTGGTTCTCGTCTTCTTCTCTTCTGAATGCTTGGAAATAATATACCAGCGATGAAGCCCCATCTCAAGCGCGAATTTGCCGATGGTTTCGTTTTTGACGATGGCGATTTTCTTCTCGGTCATGAAACCCTCATTCTCTTTAGGAAAACGGCGGTAGAGGTAGTATTTCGTGATACATTCGAGAACACCGTCACCGACGAATTCGAGGCGTTCGTTGGATTTCGTATGCAGGGGCATCGCGCCTTCGGGGCGGTCGATAAACGTTATATTTTCGAGTTCGTTGAGAGCTTTAGGGCGTTTGGTGTAAGAGCGATGGACGAATGCGCGTTTGTAGAGTTCCAGGTTATGAACCTGTGAAGGAATGCCGTATCGCGTGAGGATGCTTTCTACGTCGGTGAGCGTGATTTCCACATTTTCCGTATTATATGGATTGAAAATGTATCGGTCGTCATCCACGCGTATAATATCGTCATCGTTGTAAATATTCTTGCCGGTGCGCGAGCTTTCTCCCGCCGGCATGTCGGCATCACCACCACCGCCTCCGCCGGCGGTTTCATCGATATTTAGAAGTATATTCTCGTTTTCAGAACTTTCTGCGTCTGAACCGCTACTGGCGGCGGTGGCAGCGTTGGCATTACGAAGACGAAACATCGATAATAATCATATCAACCGCTGTATTTAAGCAAAATCTGATCAATTTTTTATATCGGTATTATTTATAATTCAGTATTACAAATGGTGTTAAGTGGAGGCAAGAAGGTTTCTAGAATTAGTTCTCTCACGAGCAAGGGTTGCCATTTTGGCAGTATGCCGGGTTCCGCGCCCAAGATCGGCCGTGGCACTTGGACTTCCGTGGCTTATCGCCAGGGAGGCCTTACCTGCGATTGCTTGGCGAAGATTCGCTTTGATACATGCGCGGCCCAGTATCAGTATTTGAAGGATAAGAACCTTATCTTCAACTGCAAGCTTACTGGTGGTGTTGGTCGTCAGCCCTTCACCAAGAACTGCAAGGCTTAAATATAGCGCAAGCGCATACGAATGTGTCGGAATTTATTTTTATTTATTTATACGATAATTATATAAACAAGTATAATTATGGTAAACAGCAAGGTTGCACGACGCGTATTATTCAACAGCACAGGTCCCACCAATTCTATTAATACTGATACGAAGAATGGTGGTGGAGATAAGAAGGGTGGAGCTCCCCCGGCAGGAACCGGTCAGATGCGTAGCTTCGCGATGAGAAACACGATCACCGAGAAGGCGAAGAATAAGGATTTCATATTTAGGTTTATTGAGAGAACGAATCCGGCGCGTCATTCTGGACCCAAACTATAATAAAACAATTTTCATAATATGAAACATAACACGACTACGGTTTCATATTATTAGCATGAAAATCGAAACAGACCTGAAGCTTGATTTCACCGATGTGCTCTTTCGTCCCAAGCGTTCATCTCTTTCATCCCGAGGCGAAGTTCTACTCACACGAGAGATTATCTTTAAAAATGGCACCAAATGGACAGGTGTTCCAATTATTGCGTCGAATATGGACACCGTCGGAACATTTGAGATGTACAACGTACTTCATCGACACAAAATCATAACCTGTTTTCATAAACATTACGATCTCGCCGATTATGCTAGTAACGCATGCCCGAGAGATTTAGACAGAAATTACTATATGATAAGCAGTGGAATTACCAAAGCCGATGAAGAAAAGCTTGATCAAACTATCGCGCTTCTCGACCCGCTCTTCGTATGCATCGATGTTGCAAATGGTTACATGAAGGCATTTGTAGATTTTGTCCGAAAGATCCGAGAGAAATACCCGCAGCTTATTATTGTCTGCGGTAATGTCGTCTCTCGAGAGATGGTGGAAGAACTCATTATGAACTGCGGTGCGGATATTGTAAAGGTTGGGATTGGAAGCGGAAGTGTATGTATTACCCGGTTACAGACCGGCGTAGGTATGCCGCAGCTTTCTGCAGTTATCGAGTCATCGGATTCAGCACACGGATTGAACGGTTTCATCGTATCGGATGGTGGATGCACGACCCCGGCGGATATTGCGAAAGCGTTTGGAGGTGGCGCCGACTTCGTGATGTTAGGTGGGATGTTGGCTGGACACGATGAATCGGGTGGTGAAACTGTAGTTGATCCAGAGAATGGGCAAAAACATAAACTCTTCTATGGGATGTCAAGTTCAACCGCGATGGACCAGTACAGTGGTGGTGTTGCATCGCACAGGTCGGCAGAGGGGAAAACCGTCCGCATTCCGTATCGCGGACCGGTCGAAAGCACGATACTCGATATCTTAGGCGGGATCCGGTCGACATGCACGTATATTGGTGCCAAGCGCATCAAGGATATCCCAAAATGCACGACATTTATTCGCGTGACGAACCAGGTGAATCAGATTTATTCTGGAAAAGAATATAAGGCATAATTCATGTCTATGTGTATTGATAATCATATCACACGCAACAAAGCTGATATGCTTATCAAAATAGATTACCGAGAGAAAGACCTGTTGGATATACTGATGAATATACCTGCACCGTCGGCAGTACCGCCGCCGACCACAACAGAACCAGAACCAGACCATTATTTGATGGACCTCGGTGATGGAATGACGATGAAAGTCCCGTTTCCAAAGACGAATATGAAGACGAAGACGAAGACCCCGCAACGCAAATCTCTCAGCGAATCTGCATCAGCAACTTCATCATCAACAACAAATCATGAAATCAAATCTGAGAGATTGCCACTGGGTGATATTATTATTCATGACCCAAAACAAGAGAAGGATATCGTTCTCTTCGAGAGAAAGAGCTTGAATGATTTAGCGGCGAGCATACGTGATGGACGATACAAAGAACAATCGTTCCGTCTCTCTCAAACCACCGATTTTCATAACCACAACATTATTTACATTATTGAAGGTGATATCGCGAAATACCGACCACACCCTAGCATCAGCAACGGTGTGACCAAATCAGCCATTCAAAGCGCAATGGTATCATTACTGTATTATAAGGGATTTTCGGTAATACGCACGATGAATGTAGGAGAAACGGCCGACTTTATTCTACATTTTGCGGATAAGGTTGCAAAGGAAAGCGCTATTAGTGGCACGAATCCAGCGTATTCTTGTTCTTCTTCTTCAGGCACGGACACCACATCTAGTGAAACTACTGCCACTGCTACCGCCACCGCCGATAGATATAGCGAGGTCGCCTCCAAAAAGGAGAAACGAGATTTCATAACACGAGCGAATATAGGGGAGATTATGCTGGCACAAATACCGGGGGTGAGCCCGAAGATAGCGGCGGGAATTATGAAGAAATATGACGGATCGGTCTATGAGTTTTTAGGAGATTTGAGACGGAAATTGAACGATTATGAAGAAAGTATATCGCCGCAGATGTCGCCGCCGTCGCCCGTTATGGATTTGGATTTGGAATTAGTGCCGACGAAGGAGACACCGACGGATTCGACGGACGCGAGACCACCGTCCCCGATGAATAAAAACAAACTGAAACACGTATCTGAGTGTTTTAGGGATATCGGGGATGGAAAGCGGAATATAGGAAAAGTGACGATAGAAAAGGTGTGTTATTTTTTATCGTGATAGTGTAGTAGACAAGATGCAAGCAGTCGGAGTCCAGGATGTGCCACGATTACTGGATACAATAAGTTTTAAGGTTCACGATCCGAATAAGAATGATCATTTTGCATCTGGTGATAAAATACCATTTTATCAGAATTTAAGTAAGGCAACCCAATTTGGATTTGAATATGTCAGTTGTACTAATGACCAAAATAAATATGATTTTGGGATAAATATGTGTTTTTATAATGATTCAACCCTTACTGGAACTGATGTTCAAGAAAATAAAGGCAAATGGCGACAGAACCCAGACGCAATGTATAGGTTAAATCTACTTGAAATATTGGATGTGACTGATGATCGCGAAATATTAATAAAAAGAGACCTCTTAGATATAGTGAAAGATTTAACGAATGCTAAAATTAGGGTGTCTATGAATGGTGCGAAGGAAATACTACGAAAATTTGCGAAAGATGTATATCGTGAAGATTTATTAAATAAAACATTAGACGAACTATTAAACACTTTTAAATATGGTTTGCCTCCATCACCAGAACAAATGACTATAAAAGGTGTATTAAGTCGCGATGGAAGACACGATTTCACCATACCAGATGAAGAACAGGGGGCATCTAAAATTGCATTCCGTGATTCAGGGCCAAAGTCAGAAACAGTTGATCCTAACTTTGCAAATAACCTAATAATAAAATCAAATATTGATTTATTGGAGCTGTTAAAACTTGATATTGGAATTATCCACAATAAAATAACACAATATACAATCGGAAATCATAAAGATCCAGCATCAAACGTCACAACAAATGCTTGGATGTCGTGTCTTTTTAACAATTTCCTACCAAGTTTTTATAGTCCATTTGTTGGTTCTACCACTGATAAACTATCGTTAGGTTTATATACTAGAAGAACAAAAACCGCCGCCGCCGCCGCCCCAGACACTCATAAATTATTTGTTTGTGATGTTGAAATAATACACAATACTCCCCCTCCTCGGGGGGCACCGAATCCGACTTTATATACCACACACGTTGAATACAATAACGTATTATGTGATATGAACCAAACGAATAGAAATGGTTTTTCACATGACGGAACTACTAACCACAAATATAGTGATATCAAAGGCGATGTCTTACTTATTGGTAGCGGCGCAAAAACATCAAAAGCATTTTTTGATGATATTGCTGGTAATAATAATAAGAACTCGTTTTTTTTAAATTACATGAATAAGATGATTACTGATACAAAAAAAGCGGAAGGTCTGTCAAAACTTAGATTGAAGGCTGCCGGAGACCCCGATCAGGTATTAGTTATTTTACAAGAAATATTACATTATGCGTTACTTCGTTTCAAGGCCCACATCATAGATTTTGGGGGATATGGAACAGTCATACAAAAGTCATTACATTTTTTTTTCGTAGACACGTTAAAAAAATATTTATTGATTACTTGTGATGGTGTATTGGCAGCTCTCGCGAGGCGGCTTATGTTATCATATGTACTACAACAAAATAATTCAATCATTTATGTCAAATACGAAGATACTTCTGAAGAAGTGAAGGCTTTGTCGATATTTTGTTCGATGAAAGAAAAATTAAAAAAAGATTTGGAAAAGTATATGTCCTTACTTTCACAATGTAATTCAATAAACACTTTATATATATCATACGCAGATGGTTCAATATTTCCAGTAACAAGTAAAACAGGAGGAAGAGGAACTGAATGGTGTAATCTAGATGAAAACATAAAATTACTTAAGATAGCTATACAGAAGCATTTTACTGAAATTGAATCTTTATCATCAACTGTTGTTAATGACGTAACGCCAGAAAAGACTGCTCAACTAACACGTATAGTACACATATTCAACATACCACCTATTACTAAAACTACAAAGGATACACTTCATGGATGTAAATTGTATATTTATCATTTGAATTATTTACAGTCGTTGACGCTGTTGTTATCATCGGGACTTGATATTACTTATTTTTTATTTTGTACAAAACGTACTAATAATGACACAAACGCAAGAAACCATCCAGACTTTGTTGGTTGTATAACTGCTTATAATTTATTGTCACCACCACAAAGAGCAGCAGCAACGTCACCATTACCACCATCACCACCAGCACAATCATCATCGGCATCATCAGCATCAGTCACGCTGTCATCATCACCATCATCACCAGCACCAGCACCAGCACCAGCACCATCATCATCATCAGGAGCAGTAGGAGAAAGAGCAGCACCATCATCACCACTCTTAACACAAACACCATCACCATCACCATCACCAGCACCAGTCACGCTGTCATATACATCAGTACCTTTTTCACCACCATCAGCAGCAGCAGCAGCTGCACCATCAACATCAGCAGCAGGAGCATCACCATCGTCATCGTCATCATCATCATCATCAGCACCACCACCATCACCATCAGCAGCAGAAGTAAAACCGTCATTTTTCGAACAAGAAGTATGTAGTGATGTTGTAGTTTCTGATTTTTTAAAGTGTCACACAGGTACAAGAGCAAAAGAACAAGCAAGAGAGTCAGTAGCACAACCGAACGGTTCACAAATTATATCAGCAAGCAGATCAATCACAAGATCAACCATAAGATTAAACACACGTAGTACTATATCATCACACGTAAAGACAACAGATGAATTAATAGCCACAAAATTAAATGATGAAATGAGAAGCAATGTTTATAATACTCGTGCGGTCGCCGCACGAATGAAGGCAGCAGAATGTACGTTTAATAGAAATCGTATTAGTGTCGAACGAAATATCACAAGACGGTCTGGGCAGGGAGGTGGTGGCAAATCACACGAAAGTATTGTTCAAAAAGGTGGATGTCAACATAGTGAAATTTTTTCAATGGAGAATTTGTATGGATTATTAGGAGATAAAGCCATATGCAAATGGGTTGATCGTCCTAGTATGGAACCTAAAACGGATACTAAAATATATATAGATTGTAATAAAACCGACAGTGAGGGGTTTAATACATTATCTGTTGAATTACCATATCTTCAATATTATTTATTTGCGTTGTTATCAGATGGCGTCTTTGAAAAATATCTAAATAAATTTCTGGGGTTTATCGCGACGGGTGAGATTGGCGTAATAGACCCGGAAACATCATTAATATTATCATTATATGATATGGTTCAAGAGTATATTTTAATTTTGAAATGTAATAGTAAAATAACTGATGAGACACGCCGAATAAAGGAGGCGGTGGCGGCGGCAGCGGCGGCAGCAGCGGTGGTGTGCACGATGAGGGATGCGGAGACGAATCGGGCGAAGGCGTCAGTGAAAGCCGCTAGTGCGGCGGCGGCGGCGTCGGGGGTGTTGGATGGTGATACAATGAGTGTGCCGCAAAATGAGGCTAAGGTGGCGGAGGCTGCTTTGGTGAAGATCGAGAGAGAGGCAGTCAAGGCGCGGGCGGAAGAGGCGGCAGCGGCGGCGGCGCGGGAGGAGGCGGAGAAGATATCGACACATGTGGTGGGGAGTAGTGTGGACCGCGCAATCAAACAAGTACAGACGATGGAGTCTGTGAATGTGCAGGGGTGGGCCGAGATGGAACAGAGGAAGGATGCGCGGAAGGAGCAGATGATGATGGTTAGGAGGGATGCGGCGAAGTCGATGATGGATGATGAGGAGGGAAAGAATAAAATGAATCAGGAGGCGATGGAATTGGAGGCGAGGGAATTGGAGGCGAGGGAATTGGAGGCGATGAGACTGGGTGGTATATTTTACAATATGGCTAAGGTAGCAGAACAGTTGGAGACTGAAGCCAGAATAGAATTAGATATGGTGGTAACAAGAAATCCAACAATATGTCGTAAGATTGAAATTTTTATTCAGTCACTGACACACGTAAATCTATATGGTTTATGTAAATTAATCGACAGTGTAGATAACGATGATGAAGACGATAATATGCCTGTAACAGAATCATACAGTGGTTCAATTGACAGAGTAAACGATTATATAGAGGATATAAATGATGATGATGATGGTGGGGGTGGTGGTGGTGGTGGTGGCGGCGGTGCTAGATGTAGTATGAAACCTAAACCTGAATTTTCACTAGGAAAATTTGTACAAGTGATTAGATGTCTTTGTAGTGATGGACGTAGACTTGAAGCCGCAACTGCGCCTTTAAAAGACCGATCTATCCCATCTATTTTATTACAATTACGCGATTTAGAGAATATTGCAACTGTTAGAACGGGTGGTGATCATAAGGATTTAACACTTAAAATAGAGGGATTAATACCTATTGTACGTCATTGTATTAAGTTGGAAGTGGAAAAATATAATGATGAGGTGCAGGCGATTGCTGATGCTGATTCTGCCGATGCTGCTGCTGCTGGTGGTGGGGGGGGTGCTGCTGATTTGTTGGATGCCAGTCATGAAGAGGCGGCTGTTCCAGGTGAAAAGAGGGGGTTCCCTGATGCTGATGCTGATGATGGTGATGGTGGCGATGGCGTGCCATCAGCATCAGTCAGATCAACCAAATCAGCCAAAACAGAAGATGATGACGTGCGATCAACAGGAGAAGAATCAGTCAGATCAGTCAATACAGATGATCATGACGCAGATGCAGAGAATGCGGTAAAAATGGCGGTGGCGGCGGCGGCGGCGGAAGCTGCACCGAAATCATTAGAATTATTCACCCAGGCAGAACAAGCCCTACGTCGGTTACCGTTAGAATCACGCACCGACCCTATAGAATGTACAGCATTTCTCTGTAGTTGTGGTGCTGCGCTCGTTAAATTTGTGGTTGAGTCTAGTTTATCCTTGGACGAGATTACCCCCAAAGATAGCCCGAGATTTCGATATATTAGTGCCGTAGTTGTGGAGGAGGCGTGTTCGGTGGAACGGGAAAGGTCGCGAGGTGTTGCTGCTGCTGCTGGTGATGAGAGTGATGCTGATACTGCGAAAGCTGCTGATGATGCTGCGAAAGCTGCTGCTACTGCGAAAGCTGCTGAGATTGAGAGGAGTATAGCAAAGGCAGCAGATCAGCTCGTCTCTGATAGCGTGCCGAACACTGAAGGTGGACGTCGTCGTCCAGTCAAAAAATCAACACACCGTAAACCTCGTCGCCTTACACGTAATTATCAAAGTCGCAATAAGCGCAAGAATCATTCAATAAAAAAAACAACCATCAAACACCGCAAATCATACCGCAAACACAATCGCACAATCAAACGCCGCAAAAGTCGTCGTCACCACTAATAAAATAATCTAATACTATTTCAGTATTACATCATTTAATTCTATTCAATTCCATGAACTCCATTCTCCCCTCCTCAACCCAAGACACCACCGACACCCTCGCCAAATACGTAGTTTTAGGCATATTCCTCATCCTTGCTCTCGTAGCTATCCAGTATATTTTCCGTAATCAATTAGGGATGATCGAAGGTCTCGCCAATCGGAATTCCAAAAAGGGCGGCAGCGGAAGCGACCCTCTCGAAGACGAAAACGATGGCGACATAATCACCATTGCCAAGCGACAGGAAGAGCTCACTACAAAGACCCAGAAGTCACTAAATATGGACTCACATTACAACCATTACAATAAAATCATCGAGAATATGGACGAGTGGGTGAATGCCAAAATCGTGAATTCTCTCAAAAACGTCTCTCGGGAAGTTCATGGCGAAGGAAAAATGGAAGACATCGTTCGGCACATGAACGAATTGAATACGATGAATAAATTCAAAGTCACGTTGGAGGAGTGTGCGCGATACATAGACACGAAGTAGGCCATTACTCGCGAATTCAGACGTCGGATTCATTAAGCGAAGCCCGAACAACGAAGTAATGGAGCGTAACGGAGTGAAGCGCAATTACCTAGGAGAGAGGAACGCAATTACGTAGGAGAGAGGAACGCAATTATGTAGGAGAGAGGATCCAGCACAACGTCCCGTCATAATCCCATGAAACAATCATTTCTCCAGCACCACCCTCTCGGTCGTCCAGCAAAAACACCTCCCAGTAATTCCCACCATCTCCAAACCCGCGTTGCTCACTCCGTAACCATATCCCCGCATAAATAAATGGTTTCGTAGTAAAATACCGCCAATCTTGTCTTCCCAGAGACGGAATATACTCCCACGACTTTCGTGTTGCATACGTATATTCGTATCGTTTATTTTGCGAAAATCCACCATTTGGCATCCGAAAACATTCTATTTCTTCCGGGTGTCGTTCGCATAACTCGGTCATTTGGCCTTTATCTTGACTACATGAATACATAATATCGGTTTATACGAGTTATATTATGTATCGACATCGTGTGTGTATCGCCAACGATACACTACTCTACGCCGGCACGCGCGCCTTCCCCCATTCAACATCCGCGCCCCGACCACGCATGACCGCATCACCGGCGTACCTCGGCTTTCGATATTTTTGGTCGGCGGCAGGAACCTTCATCGGAACAAGTGCGGATGTGTCAGAACGAATGGCGTCTGGGCGCGTCCGGTCAATATATGCGCCGGATGCAACTACCGACTCAGAATACTGAATACCACCCCAATTCGAATCCATCGGATTATCGCTATATTTCGACGTCAGTTCTTTCGCGCGAAATGCAGCGTCCTGTGATGTATAATCCCCCATATTGAAATTTAGAGGGTCAAATCCATCATACATCTGGTTATTGAAAGGAGGATTATCACGCGAAGCATCCATCATTTGGACAAGCGCGGCGGGTGCGGGAGAATATGGCACGTTCGGTGAAAGTCCGCCCTGTAAATCCGTAGGAGAAGGACGCATCTTATACACTGCGTTGCCTTGGGCGTCATAAGAATATTGGAGGAAAAGCACCGGACAGCGAATACCGCGGCCCTGCAGCCACTCCATAAACTCGGAATAATCGTCTAAACTCTTAAACCGGATTGGATTGACGCCTGGGACTTTCTCAACCTTTGAATTATAAAGGAAAATTTCGCTTCCGTGCTGCACGAGGATATTCGGGCATCGGTCATTCGTTATGGAAGATGCAGCATCGCTGATATCAAATCCTTCGGTCGATCCGTCGGTAGCCGCCGCGTCTGATGTCGCGTCGGCCTTATTATGCAACTTTCGCCCTACATGTGCGTCTGGTTCTATATTCACAAACCCTTCCGGAAGGGTTGCTTTAGATGGGGTTGTTGATGTAATATATGCACCTATCAAGAATAAAATCACAATCATAATCGGCAACCCAAATGTCGTGAATATACGAATATTTTTCCACACAGAAAGTTCGCTCATTATCATTTTTGCGTTTTCTCCAAAATATGTCATAATGGTTCCAGCCATTTCTAATTATCGTATATATTACGGGGATAATATTACAAACGAGAATAATAATTATCGTAATATAATATTATCGTAATATTATATAATACACCGATGTTACAATTTATCGACGTGAAAGAAAACAAAAATATAGACAAGTTCAACGCCGCTGCAAAACAAGCGCATGATCATCCAGAAACGCACGGACTTCTCGTGAAAATATATGCGGACTGGTGTGGGCACTGCAGGAATATGACCGCGGATTGGAAGCGACTTATCCACGAATTGAAAACCAACTACCGCTGTAAAAAGCCTGGTTGTGTGCTTACTATTGCAAATATTCGGGCGGTGAATTTGGAACAGAACGACCCGGTCATTCAAAATATCAAATACATACCTAAAGATATTCAAGGCGTGCCGATGATTATGTATGTCAATAAAGGAACGCGTGGTTTAGAATATTCCAAGGAACGCGTTTATTCGGAGATGTTGAAGTGGGTCATCGAGCATCCGGATTTCGGTTTGGTGCGTAATAATAATGTACATAATGATACGAGAAGACATCATGGCCACAAAGGCTCGAAAACGATACGAGGTATCACAAAAAAGGCGCACATTAAATTCAAGGAGATACACCGTGATACGTTGAAGAAATTTCACGAGGAAATGAAACGACAACATAAAAAAAGCGTGAAATCGCGTTTACCGACCCCGGTTGTTGCATCTAATGGACGACGATATATTCCAGCGTATTTACGCGAAGACTAATTTATTTTTTATTAGAGTATATTATAATTATGTTATCCAACATCGCAGTTTGCCCATTGGCCTCGGTCATTTTGATCCTGGTCATTATCATCAATATTCTCGATATTTATTTAGTCGGTTTTCATTTTGCGATTTTAATCACGAATCTCTTGATTTCGGCGTTCTTCGTTTGGTTGGCGAATAAGACTTGTGACAAGTATCAGTGGGTATCCTTGTTGATTACCGTTTACTTCGTGTTATGCATCATCGGCGCGATGGCCATTCTTACGGATCCGCAGAGGTATAATCAAAATTCTGCTGCCGCCGCCACCACCGCTACCACCGCCGAAAAAGGTGAAAACCAGTAGCCTAACAAGCGCGTGCGTTTCACTGATTCATCGTAAGTCTCAACGTGAAATCGATGCGGACGTGTCGAAGAAACAAGTATAATCCGACAAAGTTCATGAAAATGAGAGCCGCTCTATAATCCAGCGAATGGATAGAAATCGAAATAAATGGTTGTATTACATTATATAGCATAAAGATCGCCCATACATATACCGGGTTTAGGTGGTATGTCAATTCTGCCGGCATTTGCTGGGATGGATAGAATGACTATAATGCAAATACGTGAATTATCATTCAATTTTATGTACTTATAAAGATAAAATTGAAATAAAGAAAAGATGAAAGGATATTCCAAGCACAGACCTAAGTTAAAGACATGAAAAAATTCAAGATTGTAAAGAAACCGACCGCAAAAGTACCTGAAAAAAATATCACAAACGACGACGACGACATGTCATTCCGACTTATCGACTTCAACGTATATGACTGTATTCCAGATACAAATACTCATTCATCTGCATCAGAAAATAGCAGCGGAGGTGATGACAGCTCGGTTGCATCATCTGGTTCATCCGGAAATGGAGGAGAAAAAAGAGCACACGACCGACCAACCGCCGACGCCAACGAATTCCGTATCCAAATGTTCGGTATTAATGAACAAGGCGAAACCTGCTCCATCTTCGTAGATGACTACCATCCATTCTTCTATGTCAAAGTCGCAGACCACTGGACCAACGCCACGAAATCCGCGTTCATCCGCGACATCAAGAAGAACTTAAAGAGCCGATACTACGAAAACAGTATTCTCGCGGAAAAATGCGAAATCGTGGAGAAACGCAAACTATACGGATTCGACGGTGGGAAGAACCATAAGTTCGTGCTGATCATGTTCAAGAATACGACGGTGATGAACCGTGTCAAGAACTTGTGGTTTCACGACATTTACACACAGCGTGATGGTAAGACCCGTGCGCTGAAACCCGATGGCTACGTATTCGCGAATACGAACACCCAGATCTACGAAGCCAATATTCCACCGATTCTGCGTTTCTTCCATATCCAGAAAATCAGTCCATCTGGTTGGGTGACGTTCTCAGCGAAGAAGACACGACTGATCGAGAAATACACGACAACATGTCAATACGAATATCGCCTGTCATTCGAGGATATCATCCCTCAGAACGAAAAAGAGACCGTTGTCCCGTATAAGATATGTAGTTTTGATATTGAAGCCAGCAGTAGTCACGGTGATTTCCCGATTCCCGTCAAATCATACAAGAAACTGGCGTCGAATATCGTGGATGCGGTAATTGTGAAGCATGCTGGGGGAGATGAAATTACCGATGATGAATTAACGCATATAATTTATACAGCATTTCAGTATTCATACCAAGGCCGCGAGAAATATCCAGGTATCGAGACCATCTACCCAAAACGTCGCCCCAAAGAAGCAGATATGGCGCGTTTATGCCGGCTTGTATTATCCAAGGAGCTCCGGCATCTTATCAAGCAGGAAATCGTCGCACAAGAAAACACGATCGAGCAGATATTTCTTCAAATGGCGCTGACGGCCAAACAGGAAGCTGCAAAAGCCGCAGAATCCAAGGCCAACGCCGACGCCGACGCCGACGCCGACGCCGACAGCGACGACGATAACAGCGACGACGACAACGACGCAGCCGACACCGACAGATACGATAACGACGATGTATCAAAAACAAAGGCCGGTGGTGCATCTACCGCCGCCGCCGCCGCCGACCTATCCGTCAAATTCACAACCCTCCTTAATAACCGAAAACACACCCGCGAAGAGAGAATCAAGATTGTGAGTGATACACTTGGGTCGGTGTTTCCCAAAGTCGAAGGCGACAAAGTCACATTTATTGGCTCAACGTTCGTCAAATACGGTCAAAATGGCAATCGCCCCTACTTGAGTAACTGTGTCGTTCTCGATACATGTGACAATTTGCATGATGAAGTGCCGAATTCAGAGATCGAGAGTTACACGACCGAGGCGGATGTTCTGCTCGCATGGACGCGCCTTATTCAAAAGGAGAATCCAGATATTATTATTGGGTACAACATTTTCGGTTTTGATTACCAGTTCATGTTTCGGCGCGCGGTTGAGACCGGATGTTATGAAGAGTTTCTGAAACTGTCGCGTAATCGGGACGAGTTATGTGCCAACGCAGGTGGGGGTGCCGGCGGTAGCGGTGGTGGGTACATCAATCCAAATACCGAAATAACAGCAGATAATGTCGGTATCGAGCAAACCAAAATCGCACTCGCTAGCGGTCAATATGACCTTCATTACATTAAGATGACCGGCCGACTTCAAGTGGATGTTTATAATTACTTGCGCCGTGATTTCAATCTATCATCGTATAAGTTAGACGACGTCTCTAGTTATTTCATCGGCGACGCGGTCAAAAGCGTGGAATACGACGCGACCACCGACACGACCCGCGTATATTCCGCCAACCTTTTGGGTCTTGAAGAAGCCAACTTCGTGAAATTCGAGCAGACGAATCATTCAACCGACTTGTATAAGGATGGTCATAAGTTTAAGGTGTCAGGAATTGCGCCAGCGGGGGGCGGCAGCGGCGGCGGCGGCGGCGGCGGTGGCGGGTATTTCACAGTCCAGGGATGTGCTACTCCAGATATGAAATTGATGGTGCGCTGGGGTCTTGCAAAAGATGATGTAAGCCCGCAAGATATTTTCCGCATGACGAATGAAGGCCCGAAAGAACGCGCGGTCATCGCGAAATACTGTATTCAGGATTGTAACCTAGTGCATCACCTCATGAACAAGATAGACATTCTTACGGGATATACCGAAATGGCGAAAATCTGTAGTGTCCCGATCAGTTTCCTCGTGATGCGTGGTCAGGGAATCAAACTTACGAGTTATGTGGCGATGAAGTGTCGTGAAAAGAATACACTTATGCCGGTAATCGACAAGGACCGAAGCGAGTCTGGATATGAAGGCGCGATTGTTCTCCCTCCTAAATGCGGTCTTTACCTTGATAATCCTGTTGCATGCAACGATTATTCGTCTCTGTATCCATCATCGATGATTAGCGAGAATTTGTCACACGATAGTAAAGTATGGACGAAGGAATACGACATGGATGGCCAGCTTACTCGCGAGACGGGCGAGCCAGAATACGACAATCTGCCCGGGTATAAATATGTGGATATTACGTATGATATGTATAAATGGACACGCCCGAAATCGGCGACGAAGACGGCTTCAGCGGCTGTGAAGGTGAAATGCGGAACGAAAGTATGCAGGTTCGCGCAATTCCCGGAGGGAGAGAAAGGGATTATGCCGGCGATTTTGGAAGAACTGCTCGTCGCACGTAAAACGACCCGCAAGCTCGCGGAAAAACAGACCGACGCGTTTATGGCGAATATTCTGGATAAGCGACAGCTTGGTTATAAGGTGACCGCGAATTCATTATATGGTCAGTGTGGTGCAAAGACAAGTACGTTCTACGAAGTGGATGTCGCCGCTTCTACAACTGCAACAGGACGCAAACTCTTGACATACGCGCGCCGTGTTGT